TATCTTGGCTAGGTGTACAGCCAGTTGGTTAGTCAGCTTGACAGTATTCTGCAATGGCATGTGCTCTTCATACATGCGTAGCTTTGTATCAATGTGGTTGTACAACTCTTGTGTGGCATGTAGGTCATCGGATAGGTAGCTACATAAGTCGAACCAATTCATATCACGTACAGACTTACCTGCCTTGAGCCACTCTTTCATTGTGTCCTGCTTCTTTGTGTCTAGCTCATACCGTTCTGCACATGCTTCAAGTGACAGTGGTTCTTTCTGTCCACGTTGTAGTATGTACTCACCTAGCATGGTATCAAAGATTTCACCTTCATAGGTAAAGCCTGATTCCCATAGCCACACCAGATCGTGTGCGGCATTGTGCATAATTAGAAGGGAGGCTTCATCCAGTTTTAGTTGGACGATAGTCCTCCCCTCTGTCGTGGGCGTTTGCTCTGCGTGATCGAATGTTACAAGGTCTTCGTTACCAAGATCATCTAGCATACCCACCATGACTAATGTATTCATTGGTTCGAAAGGGTCAAGGTGTAGCTTGCCGTTTCGTTTTGTCACTGTGTTCTCTACGTCAAGGGTCAGTTTCATTGTGTCTCCTAATAGTCGGCTGTTACGGTTGCGTGTGTTGCATCTATTACTAACTCATCTGAGTAGTAATCGTCAAGATGCTTTTCAAATTCCTTTTTGTTAGCAAACTCAGCCATAGCTTTTTTGGCTTCTTCTAAAGTTAACTTGTGCCGTTTCATTGCAGCAAGTAATTCTACTTCTTCTATGAGTGTCATACTAACCATTGTTCATTTCCTTTCGTTCCTTTGCTCGTTGACGCTCATCAAAACTAAATGGCCTAATGTCATTGTAGGTGCTTACCTTATCGACAGACCTGTTTGTGTCGAAGTCAACTATTACTCCTGTATTCCACTTGTCACATTCTTCCTGTGCATCTTTCAAATTATCAAATAGCTTTGGCTTGGGAAAATTTACAAACCCATGTGTATTCTCTGGTACATACATGATGTCACCATCAACGTCTATTACTACTGCTAGTCTCATCCCTCTCTCCTTATCACACAACTAATATCTATTACAGGATCGTTAAATCCTGCTACTGAAATAACTTCTATTGCAAGCGTACTTGCATTATCAACATCAGTAACATACTCAGCACATTCTTCTTTGTACTCAAATGTTTTGTGCGGTATCACAAATGGATCACCCATCATCAATGTAATAAGTATGACCCAACTCATGCAACGTACCTAGCAATCTTGTACTCAAGATCAGTGTGTACAATACCATGCCAACCAGACAACTTGTTCTTTACAACGTTGATATGGCGTTGGTTATCTTCTTCCTCTTGACCCTCGACTGTAGGGTTCTTGGAAATCATAATCATCAGGTCAGCTTCTGCTGCCTTACCTGTACGTGATCCTTCCATCATGGCTTGGTTAAGTACCACCTTGCCCTCTGCCTCTGCTGATAGCTGAGACATGTAGAAGATAGCACACTCATGCTGCTTGGCAATCTGTCTTGCATGTACAGCATTAGCCTTGAGTGCCTCGTCAGGACGTGCAAAGCCACCCATCTTGGCGAACTTGTCGCCCATGTCCAGTATCACAATGTCAGGCTTGTATGACTTACACACAGACTCAACCCAGTTCATGTCACGACCTGTGGCATCCTTGAACATGACGTTCTTACGTATCTGATCGAACACTTCCATAGCCTTGTGTTTGTTCTTACTAATCTCGTACTTGTCCATGCCTGTAGCTGCTGTAATGTACCTGTGAGCCACCCTGTGATAGCCTTCTTCGTTACATAAAATGATACACTTAGCACCTTGCCAAGCAAACCCTTGTGGAGAGGCCACCAGAGAGGCATGGAATGAGGTCTTACCAGTGTTCGGCCTCGCCCCTACCTCAATCAAATGTCCTGCATTGATGCCCTCTACCTTACGTGTCAGGGTAGGAATGTTGAACGTCCATTGTGACTCCAAATCTGTCATTGACAGGATGGTATCTAGGCTAATGTCTTCCCACTCTACATTCAGGTTAGGCGTGAAGTCATCACCATGTTGTTCAAGTAAATTGCGTAATGGTTCGAGGCTAGACTTACTACCATTTACATAATCAAACCCAAGGTTTGCAATGTCCTCACCCACCACTTGTTGAAACAACTTGGACAATACTTCCTGTGCTACGTCACTGCCCATAGGTTTTTCTTTCTTTACCTGATGAAACAAGTGACTGTACGCTTGCTTCTGTGCAGTCGTGAGTGTCGGATTGTTTGCCATGAACAATGCTTCTATCTCGTCAGGTGTAACTGTACGTGAGTAGCGATCCATAGCTGTATCTACTGCCTGTTTGATCTTACGCACATCTGTGCTGAACAACCTGTCTGGGCATTTAGCACCACGATGCTCATCGTAGAACTCTTTGTCCATTAAGCTGCGTACTAATGATAATTCCATTATGTGTCTCCTAGTGTTGTTAGTTTATCTAAGTCGGTTTGGTTTCTATACTTCAGGTCATCGTCAAGGCGTAGTACCTTTACATCAGATACATGCCCTCGTAATTCTTTTGCAAACTGTAGTGTCTTGGGTAATGCGTCAGGGTCAAGAGCTACAATTGCTGTTGAGAACTGTGATAAGTACTTCTTATGCCCATCGGATAATGATGTACCCAACACTGCGACCCCGACAAATCCATCAGTACCTACGATGGCTGCACTCACACAGTCCTCAACAACTACAGCAGTTTTACCACGTCCACACACGTATGGCAAGCTGCTTTTTCCATATCGTTTCCACTTGGGTATGCGTTTGCCTAACGCTCTACCAGTGGCATCTACCATTGCACTGCCTTGCATTACAGGGAACACCACACGATGTTCCTTCACATCATACAGTAACCCCAACACCTTGGGGTCTAGTTCCCACTCATTACAGAACGCTGCAATGGCATCGTCATCTTTTACAAGCCACTCAGGTTTGTCGAAAGTTATGGAGTGTGTCTCTTCTGCAACACTACCCAATGACTTACGTATATCATCTGCTGTAAGATGCACACGCTTACCACCAGATACATGACAACCTGCCTTGTAACAATTCCACACAAGAGAGCCAAGATTGTTTGTCACAGTAAAGGTCTTACGACCACCACACTCAGGACAATCCATACGCTTAGTGTCTCCATTTGTAAGTGTTATATCATTAATAATATTATATACACTCATAGTGTATCACTTTCAATGTTGCTCCTTACAGTCGATTGTACACTAATGTCTCTACGTGTCAAGGCACTACTTGCACTTTCATAAGTGTGCTTGTGATATGGCTTCACAGAGGACACATGTGTATGTCCAGATACAGCCATGATTTGTGGCAATGGTACACCTTTGTCTATCATCTGTGTTATACCAGTTCTCCGTATGTCCATGAGCCGTAGCTCTTCAGGTAGCTTTGCTAGTCGCATGATCTTCCGTCCAACCTTGGACAGTCTCTCCATTGCGTATGGTTTATACACGCCCTTTACAGGTACAGGATGGGGCACTACCCATTGCTGAAAACCAAAGTCAGCCTTCTGCTCTTTGAGCATGGCAGTCAGGTTATCTGTGATAGGTAGGAACACATCAGCCCTACGCTTGCTCTGCTCCAATGTAAGCTGTTGCTTATCTAGGTCAAGGTTATCCCATCGTAGGTTACGCATGTCACCTAGACGCTGACACCACTCGTATGCCATGTGTACAATCAATCCCACATTCCTGTAGTCAAAGTCACTGTACGCCATGTCAAGAAACTTGTTTACCTCACCATGTGACCACACCATCTTACGTTGCTTGGCAGTCTTACGCTTGATCTTACCAAACGGATTCTGCTCTGCATGTTCCATCTGTATGGCGTAGTTGTACACTCTGCTTGCACAGGTAGCCGCATGGTTAGCAAAGCTAATGCCACGCTTGACCCACTCTTCATATGCAGCCTTGGCTATCTTGGATGTCACATCCTTGTACTTACGACACCCGATAGTCTGGTGTACAACAGTCAGAAAGTATCTGTAATCTACTTTAGTTGTGTCACGTAACATATTGAAATCATTGGATTGATAGTAAAAGTTAATAAGGTCTGTGACCTTGCCGCTTGGCTTTAAACCTACAACTTTGGCACGTTCCTCACGCCAATCATCTATCTGTTTATTTAACTCCTTTGCTAGTCTGCGTACCTCTTTGGTATCAGTACCCAGTTCCTCACGTTCCACCACGCCCTCATCTACAAGCATCTGTGCTGGATTAAAGCGATAGGAAGTGTCACCCGAAGATGACACTCTTAGTTGTACATATCTAGGTAGCATCTGCATTAAGCAGCTTCCAATTCTACGAAGCGTTTGTCAGATACCCACTTGCTGACTTCCTGTTCACGACTGAACATGCTTATAGCTTGTGTGTCGTTACCAGTGTTACGTAGGCTGAACCCATTACGCTCATCAGCATAGGATGCATAGTTGGTAAAGGCAGAGTACAACGCCCACTTGTTGTGGCCTCGTTGAGATGCCTCGTGGCAATACAACTCG